TATCACGAAGATGGTTCATTACATCAAAAAGGAATGTACATCGAAAATTCTAATGGTGAGTTATTAATGCACTCAGTTTGGAAAGATGATATTGGAACAAAGGCATTATATAACAATGGTGAATTAGTTTGGATAAAACCAAAAAATCAACCTCGTTATACTAAAGAACAAATAGAGTACGAACAACTCAAATCTGAAATTAAAAGATTGAAAGCAATCGTAGCTCTTAGAGATTAACATCAAATTAGTTCAGACAAAACCTCACTTCGGTGGGGTTTTTTCATTTTACATATTTATTATAAGATAATGTATAAAAATTATGAGCACTAATTTCGAATTATTTCCTGGTAAAGATTTGAGCGGATTGTTTAAAGATATCTACGATAACCAGCAAAATAAAAAATCAAGAATATCAGAACTGATTGCTGAAATGAAAAAAGTAATTAGACATTCTGGTGATATGGCAGTGATTGGGCCAATCATAAAAGACTTAGTTGATACTTCAGTAAGAAACGATGAATCACTAATCAAGATGGCAGCAATTGCACAAAGAATGATTGCATCTAAAGATAAAGTAGATGGTGATGTTGGATTCTTAACTGACAAAGAGAAAGAACAATTACTAAATCAATTAGAAGATGCAGTAAACGAAGTATCAGAAGAACAAGATGCTAAAGTTGACGAATTAACAAACGAAGTTGAAGAACTAAAACAGAAGGTAAAGAACAATGTTTAAGGCGAATGCTAATAACGTACAAACAAGTAGACAAGGTAAAAATACAAAGAAACGTTCTGAAGCTGGTATTGTTATCGAAGTCATATTAGATGATACTAATACATCATTACCAACGTTTGCAAATATACAACAAGATGCAACTGACATACACACGGGTAAAGTTGGTGGTGTAAAGGTTAGATTATTATCACAGATAGAGGCTACTGATGATGATATCAAGATTGCATATCCACTCGATGATACAATCAAAACATTACCACTACTTGGTGAAGAAGTTCAACTTACTACAATTGCAGGAAAAAGATACTACACAAGATTACAGACATCACAATTTGTAAATATCCAAAACGAAGGAACTGTAATTTACAAAGATGCATATGGCAATGGAGATTCACAAGGTAACTCTGGTAATTATTCTAAATCCAATTCTACGGGTATGTCATCACGTAATACCGATGGTGATTCAAAACAATATGGTGATTACTTCGAAGCTGATGAAAAAATTCATAGATTAAAATTATATGAAGGTGATACTTTATTAGAATCAAGGTTTGGACAATCAATCAGATTTAGTGGATATAACAATGATGACAACACGTTCTCACCAACAGTAATCATAAGGAACAGAGAGTCAGACCCATCAAGAGAGGCACAAGGTGTTTACCAATCACAAAAAATAGGTGGACTTACTGAAGAAGATTTAAATAGAGATGGTTCTATCATAGCTATGGGTTCAAGGGATAAACAATTTGATTTTATTCCTGGTACAGTTGATGATAAGGGAACATCTGATTTTGAAACAATGCCAGATACATTCAAAGAGTATCCATCAGCTGATGAACTCAAGGGTGACCAAATCTTGATTAGTAGTGGTAGGTTAATATTCTCATCAAAGACATCTGAGATGATTTTCTATTCGAGAGGAAACTATGGATTTATATCTGATGGTTATATGTCGATTGACAATAGAGGTGGTATTGATGCAACAGTAGGTGACAATATCAACTTTAACATGAACGATAATGATTTCTCAATCTTATCAGGACAAGGTAGAATTAATTTAGGTGATGGTGCTGAAGAACAAATGGTTCGTGGTAATGTATTGGTAGAAGTGTTAAGTGACTTACTTACAGAACTTGCAAGTGAGACTCACCCAACACCAGCAGGCCCTTCTGGCCCACCAGTTAATGCACCAAACTACAATGCTATAAAAAATAGACTGAGAGACATATTATCACCTAATAACTACACTAACTAATGTCCTTTCAAATATTTAAGTCAAATCTTACACGAGTGATGGAATCCGAACCTGCATCAATTGAGGATTTTGCATCAGCGATTGTTAGGGAATATGATAGTATGATAAAACGTGGTACGGACTTATTAAATGCAGTACCAATTCAAAAAGGAAATACTGAAGCTATGAAATCTTTATTGGTAGCTATACTGAATAGTAACATGGGAATTCAACAAGGTCAAATAGATATAGGAAAGTACGGGCCTGCTTTTCAAGCTTATTGGACTGGTGCGATAGGAGCTTTATTTCCACCACCAGCAATACCCGCCCCTGGTACGATTCAAAATCTTGCATCAAATACTCATGTTATAGCTAATCCTGGTTCATGGAGTCTAAAAATACCAACACCGCCTACATTATCTACAAAAACTTTTGTGGATATTTTATCTTTAGCTGCACAAGTTCATTTAACAACTGTACAAGGGTTGATTGTGACAACATCATTATACCCAACTGCACCCGCACCTACACCTGGGCCTGGTGTTGTTAATTGGACAGGATACAATGTTCCTGGATAATCTTCCAAAAATAAAAGAATCAATATTTATATAAAGTAAACGGAATTAAATTATGGATACTAAAAAATTAATCAAATTAGTTAAGGTCTTGGTAGAAGCAGAAGTTGCTAAAAAGCAAGAACAGTTTCTAACAAAGACTTTTCCTAAAATATTAGAAGAAGAAGTAAACAAAAGAATGAAGACGGTCACTCCATCTAAAGTAGAAGAAGTTGACCCATTTTCTCTGGCTAATGCCGTTCTTGAAGAAGACAGAAAACAAGTTGAACCTCAAAAACAATTTTCAAAAAACCCTGTATTGAATGAAGCAATAGCTTCAGCGAGAGGGTTTGACCATATGGATAAAACAGTATCGTTTGGAACACAAGACGTTGCGATGGAAGGAGGTGTACCACCGAACCTGCAACAGTCAATGGCTGCTAAACTTGGATATGGTAATATGGGAAGTACACCACAAAAACAAGGATTGGGTGTGAAAACGGGTTTAGCTGGATTAGATAGAATATTAAACAGAGACAACAGTGCTTTAGTAAAAGCATTTGATAAAAAGAAAGGTCATTGGAGACCTGGAATGGATTAAGTAAATGGCTTACGAGTTATCAAAGAAGGTAGTAATTGATACGGAAGAGTTCAACGACTTTGCCGTAGGATTGAAACTGCCTCTTAAAAATGGTAACGGTGGGTTTTTTGAACAGAACTTTACAACGTTCGAACAGGCTAAAAGTAATTTAAGAAACTTACTTCTTACAAAGAAGGGTGAGAGAATTGCACAACCTGACTTCGGTAGTGGTTTACAAGATTTAATCTTTGAACCAATCGATGACGAATTTGAAACAAAGTTGCAAGATACAATAACTGAATCAGTTGAGTATTGGTTACCTTACATCACCATCGAAGAAATAGATGTTGATATGAGAGATGAGTTTAAAGATACAAATAAGGTTAACGTTGAAATAAAATTTAGAGTAGGAGAAACACTTGAACTAAATTCAGTAACGTTCATAGTAGGAGAGTAATATGGCAATTAATAATACAGTAAATAATAACTTTAGAGATAAAGGTAAGTCAATCAAATATCTTGGAAAAGATTTTACTGCGTTTAGAGAAAATCTAATCGAGTTTGCCAAAACGTATTTTCCAAAAACTAATTCTGACTTTAATGAATCTTCACCTGGTATGATGTTTATAGAAATGGCATCATATGTTGGTGATGTTCTTTCTTACTATATAGATGATACATTGAAAGAGTCTTTGATGCCTTATGCAGAAGACAAAAGAAATGTATTGGCGTTAGCTAAGTATCTTGGATATAAAACAAAGGTAACTTCACCAGCAGTAACAGAATTATCAGTATACCAATTAGTACCTTCAAAATATAAAACAGGTACGGTCAATGATTATGAACCTGATTCAAGATTTTACTTGAGAGTAAAAGAAGGTATGAGAGCTCAATCAGATTCAGGTGTAACATTTGTTACTACTGAACTTTTGGATTTCAACGAAGCAGAAAATAGAGAGATAACAGTATACTCAAGAACATCAGGAACAGATAACCCAGAGTATTACTTGGTAAAGAAAAGAGTACCTGCTATATCTGCAGAACTTAAAGAGACTACAATATCATTTGGCCCCGCCGAAGATTTTGCAAAGATTAACTTACCCGATACTGATGTCGTTTCTATATATGATGTAAGAGATTCTAACTCTAACAAATATTACGAAGTACCTTATCTTGGTCAAGAGTTGGTGTTTATTGATTATCCAAACACCGCGACTAATGACCCAGACTTCTATCAGTTTAGAGAAGATGTACCATCTGTATTAAGAGCATTAAGAACATCAAGAAGATTTACAACAAACGTAAATGAAGATTTCACAACTACAATTCAGTTTGGTTCGGGTGATTCAAATGTAAATGATGAATTGATTATTCCGAACTTTAAGAATGTAGGGTTGGGATTAGCTTCAAGTCAAGATAGATTATCTGAATACTATGACCCAGCTAACTTTTTAAAAACAAAATCATATGGTCAATCACCAACTAATACAGATATAACAGTTAAGTACTATGTGGGTGGTGGTATTGAATCAAATGTTGGTAAAGGTACAATCAAACAAATCACTGCGGTTGAGTACGAAGATGATACGGCATCACTAAGTGAATCAGAATTGTTATTAAGAAATACAGTTGTAAACTCAGTAGCGGTAGACAACGAGATTCCAGCAACTGGTGGTAGAGGTGCCGAAACAATCGATGAGATTAAAGAAAACTCATTAGCTTACTTCGGTGCACAGAACAGAGCAGTAACCTCTCAAGATTATCAAGTAAGAACACTTGCAATGCCATCCAAGTTTGGTTCTGTAACAAAAGCGTTTGTAGTACAAGATGGTAAGTTGGATGCTAACTCACCAAGTGGTATCCTTGCATCACCTGAAAATACTGAAGAGTTTATTGGACTTGTTGAAAGAACTCAAGGACTATCAAGACAAGAGATTCAAGACCAAGTACAAGAGTTCTTAGCTGGTAAGAAAACTAAAGCAGTGGATTCATCCAATCCATTCTCAATTAACATTTACACACTTGGATACAATAGTAATAAAAACCTTACAAGTCTTAACTCAGCAGTAAAAGAAAACGTAAAGACATATTTGAATGAATATAAGATGGTGACTGATGGTCTAAACATCTTAGATGGATTTATCATAAACTTTGGAATCGATTTCGATATAACAATCCTAACAGGATATAACAGAAACGAAGTTCTAACCAATTGTATAAATGCATTAAAAACATATTTTGATATTGACAAATGGACTTTCAATGATACAATCAACACAAACGAAGTAGAATTGATTTTAGCAAATGTTGAAGGTGTAGTATCAATACCAAACTTATACTTCTACAATAAATGTGGTGGTAACTATTCACCACGTTCATATAACTTTGTAGAAGCTACAAAGAATAAAATAATTTATCCATCGATTGACCCATCGATTTTTGAATTAAAGTTTCCAAACAAAGATATTAAAGGGAGAGTTGTATAATGTATTATTTCGTAACATCATCTAAGGATTCAACAATATACTTACAACAACCAACACAAAACACAGGGTTGGATGAAGTTCTTGAGGTATCTAAAACTTACTATGGTTCTTTGAAAGACATTTCAAGAGCCTTAATTAAGTTTGAAACTACGGACTTTAGTTCTTCGGTATCAGCTGGACAAAGACCTCTTGATTTATTATACGAATCATCACAATCAGTACAGACATCATTATCACAATCATGGGATTCTGCTGAATCATCATCGATACACTTTTCAGCTTCTTATGTAATAACTTCTGCATCAGTAGCCGTATCTGAATCTGTGTATACTGACTATTCTGCATCTTTAGTAGTATCAGAATCTAACTTTAATACTGATTCATCTTCATTAGCAACATTTGTAAGTGAATCAAACACTACAAATATAAATGTGTACGATAGTGTTTCTGGTTCGGTAGTAACTCTTGCATCACAATCATTAGCTACATCAGCGAGTTGGGATTCACAAAGTTTACACGAATCAAACTTATCGTCATCGTATAACTTAATATCTTCATCATTCTATATCCTAAGTGGTTCTTCAATCACTTCGAGTTTAGTTGATAGTGGACTACAAACAGAGTTTCTTGAAGTATCAGAATCATACGCAAGTGCAATATCACAGAGAATATTCTTCTCATCATCATATGTAACTCAATCTGCATCAGTATACAATCAAGAAAGTGAATTAGAAACATTAGAAAATCACATTGTATCATCAAGTGAATCTTCTTCATTTGCATCTTACAGATTAATACCAAGTGCATCAACCGCTTACACTTCATCAAATAACTTATACCTAAGTGCATCAAGTGTAACAACAGAAGCTTCACAATCTTGGGAAAGTGCATCAGCTGAACTTACTTCGGTGTCTCAATCTTGGGCAACAAACGTTTCACAATCATCATACTTCTCTACGTCTTTTGATAATTACTCATCATCATTAGACATGAGAAAGACGAATGGTGACTTTGTATTCCAATATGGTGCAAGTCTTTTATTACGTGAATGTGAGTCATCTGAAATTCCGTTAGACTATACAATCTATGCTTATCCTGTTTCACAATCTTGGGAGATGGGTATTGGTACACGATTCGATGATATTACAACTGATGGTGTAACTTGGAATTATAGAGCAAGTGGTTCTAAGTGGTTAATCGGTAGTATGAGTTTAGAATCAACTGGTTCTTATAACGGTAGAGGTGGAACTTGGTTTACAGGTTCATATGGCACTCAGTCTTTCTCATACGAAAGTTCTGACATAGCTATGAATGTTAAGACTACATTAGATACTTGGATTAGTGGTACATTACCAAACGAAGGATTTATCATTAAACATTCATCTAATTTTGAAAACGATACTGTTGATTATGGTCAGTTAAAGTTCTTCTCAAAAGAAACACATACCATACATCAACCAAAAATAAGATTAGGATGGGATGATTCTGTATTCCAAACAGGTTCACTTTCACCTGTAACATTAACGGAAGACATTACTATCAATTGTAAGAGATTGAAAAAACAATATAAAGTAAATTCCACACCGACAATTGAAGTGTTTGCTAGAGAATTGTATCCTGCAAAAACATTCTCAAATACATTTGCTTATAATGATGCAGCGTACTTACCTACATCATCATTCTACCAAGTGAGAGATTTAAACAGTAACGATATAATCATACCTTTTAGTGACTACTCTAAATTATCTTGTAACTCAAATGGAAATTACTTTAAAATCAACCTTACAAATTTTGAAGTAAACAGAGAATATAAAATCGAATTTAAAGTTGAGAGAAGTGGTTCTACTGAATACTTTGATGACGATTTAACATTTGAAGTAGTAAGATAATATGGCTTTAGAAGATAAAGAAAGAGCGAAAGAACTTCTTGAAAAGAGTAGTTCGGAAACTGTCAAGTATTACGAAGATGGTAAGAGACAGATACACCTTCAAGTTGATAAGAAGGATGGGGAATCTGTTGCCTTTCTTGAAGTGCCTAAATACATACCTGAAGAAATCGAAAAAGCTCTTGACATCAATGTTGATGAGTTGGTTCGTAATAGAAAAGATTTACCAGAGGTTGTTCTTAAAAGTTTATATAATGATAAGATAGAAGAACTTAGAATTGCAAATGAAAGAATTCAAGAGTTAGAAATTAAAGTTGCTGATTTAGATTCTTTACTTGCTCAACGTACTGCTGAAAGAGATAATGAGATTGAACGAAGAATATCGGCAGAACTCGCGTTAGCAGAATTAGAAAACTTATACATAGCTTTATCAGACCAATTTGCACAAACAGTATTTGAATTACAAAAAGCAATAGAACGTTCTACTCAAGAAGCGATTGAGAGAGTTTCACTTGAGGCAAGATTTGAGGCCGTAAAAGCCCAATTAAATGCATCTCTATTAGCTATAGAAGCTTTAGAAAACCAAGTAGATGCAGAACAAGAAGAAGAAGCTTTCCAAGAACAATTAAGTGGTAAACCAGGTTCATTTGGAATATCAGGAGATATAGGGTGGAAATTACCACAAAACACTTTCGATTCAAGCAAGAAAAACTTCTATATATCAACAAGAGATGATGACAATGTAATCACACGTGGGCCGAGTGGTGTGACATTCTATAACTTTAATAATGAAGTTTCAAAAACACTTCAAATTTCAACTACTGGTGGGTGGTTAGAAGCACCATCAAGTATAACAATTCCACCAAGACAAGGAGAAAATCCAGGTGTAAAACATATTAGAGTTAGATACAAAGCGTATGGAAGTACTAATGATAGAGATAAGAAAATATCAGGAACTTTAAATGTACAGGGTGGTGGTGCAAATATTGAGTTAACAGGACAATATGATAAAGAAGTTAAACGAAGCGATAGTTGGGGTACAAGACCTAAAGGACAAACAACAGGTGTAGGTAATGGGCCATATTCTGATACAAAACATACCAGTGAAGATAGTAACAACAAGATTATCTGTAACGAATTATATAATCAAGGATATCTACCTGAATTGATTTGGGATGCAGATGAAAGATGGGGAGACAAGACAATGGTAACTGACCCTAAGTTGGTAATTGGATATCAGATGTGGGCAAGAAAAGTTGTAAGGTTTATGAAAGAAAATCCAAAGTGGACTCCACTTGTTTATTTCTTATGTAAACCATGGACAGAGTGGATGGCTTACGATTTAGGAGTATTACCTAAAACAAATTGGAAAGGTTGGTTGACTCATCAAATTGGTAAAAGATTCTCGTATTTAGTATTTGATTTATACAATGGTAAGAGATTATTAAATTTATATAATTATAAGAAGTTTAGAGAAAGTATTGGATAATGGCAGTAAACGATTTTAAAAATACACAAAGAAGAGACGCTTTCAGAATCCTCGATAAAGACCGAGCGATTATTGAAAGAGGTATCGCACTGTCTAATTTCGGTAGAGGTAAAGAAGACTTTATTGAATTTACATTATATGATGCATCCGATAATCAACTACCACAAGGAGATAGTGGAGAACTTACAAGATACATTTCTATCAATCAATTAAACATCAATGAATATTTTTTAGTTAAAGATAATGGTGAAGAC